CGGCGGGATTCGTTGGCATAACCGACTTTGCCATCAGTGGTTTCATACATATACCCAAAGCACATCCCAGCGTAATAGGTGCTGAGGGTGTAGGCATCTACTGGGTTGGCGGGTCTGTCGACTAGCTCATAAACTCCAGGAGTATCCACCACATCAATAGTTACGCCAGCTTCGGTAAGAATTCTATTTATCCGGTCATCATCGTATTCTTTTGGATAATTGGTTGTCCCAACAATAACGCGGGACATTTGAGCAAAGGTAGCGACTGCCGTAATGGTTTGAACTGCGACTGTGGCAACTTCGCCAGAGGCTACTACCGCGTTGGATATATCGGTGACTTTGCCAGTGAATACTGTTATATCAACGCCATTACTGTCTTCGATTGTGATTACTACATCTTCGTTAATTTCAAAGGCGTTATCGACATCCGTAGTGTTTAAGATTTCAACAGTGCAGTAACCAGCTCTGGCCTGTTCCCAGATTGATGGTCTGCCATAGTGAATGGCTATTCCATTAAGGCTCTCGCCTGTGAAATCGTCTCCACCAATAGTGACTGTTGCGTTTGGATTCCAAGTCATTACTCAGCCCTTGTAGCAAATCGAGAGACGCCTAGATTAGTAAAGGTGCCAGCAGTTGAGGCTTCAGTGTTGAGTATTTGAGCAATTTGACGAGCTGTGCCAATTGGATCAACTGCCCCATTGACAGTTATATTAACTGTCCGGCCGCGTTCCTCTGCTTGACGGAATGAGGCGACATCAAAACTACCAGCGCCCACTGTCACCGGAACTACTGGGGTAGTTATCTTTGGAGTTACTGACGCGCCTACGCTTGGAACTGTTGTTGTCTGTGTTGTTGGTGCCGAACCAGTGGCAGGTGTTGTTACTTTAGGTGTGGCAGTAATGCCGAAGGGTAGAGAACTGGTTGAGACTGTGTTAGCTCCTGTGCCGCTTGAGCTGCCAATATTGAGCTTACTAATCTGCTGAATATCTGCTCCTGGCTTAATAAGGTTGATACCCTTAATAACCAAGTTAATGCCTGTGATGGCTGCGTTAATAATTGGTTCTAAAGCTCTCAAGGCTACTGAAACTGCGCTGACTATTCCAGAGGCTACTGTTGCAACAATTTTGATTGCATTTACTAGCGGGCCTGTGAAAAAAGGAAGTAGATTGTCTTTAGCAAAGCTAAATAGGCCGCGAATAGCATCTTCATTATCTCTGAATGCCTGAATGACTGGATCAATAGCTGACTCTTTGAAACGGCCAAAGGCAGGGATGGCAGTCTCGGTAATAAACTTGAGTAGCTTCTCAACAATAGGCAATAGGGCTGCTCCGACAGTTTCTTTAGTCTCATCGAAGGCCACTTGGAGTCTTTGTATGCGACCCTCAAAAGTATTAGCTTGAGTTGCCGCTGCGCCGCCAAAGGTTTTACTTAACTCGGCTACTGCGCCTTCAAGTCCTAGAGTCTTAATCTCGGCAGCAGATAGGCCGACACCTAAGCGGGTTAGTGCGCCAGTGTTGCCTTCGTAGGCTTTACCTAACGCCTGAGCGACCGACTCAACATCTTTGCCAGTAGCCGCTGAAATGTCTAGGGCAAGGCTTAGTAAATCATTGGCTTTAGTAACGTCTCCCGTTGCTACTGCTAAACGCTGGAGAGCTGGACGAAGCTGGTCATCGGCCACTCCGGTGGCTAGAGAGGTTTTGAGTATCTGCTCCTCAATAGCCTTAATTTGGCCTTCTGTGGCCCCTGTGACGTTCTTTAATGCATTGGCAAGGCGCTTCTGTGCAGCTTCGTCTTCTATGGCCGCTTTGACGCCTTCTACGGCTAATTTGCCAGCATAGGCGGCAGCGGCTACGGCAGCAGCAGCAAAAGCAGCTTTAGCGGCGGCGCTAAACTTTTCTAGCTTGCCACCAAAGCCTTGTACTTCTTGCTCGCCTTTTTTTAATTCTTTTTTTAGATTATCTACATCGGCAAGAATCGAGAGCTTAAGTGTTCTTGTGCCAGCCATTATCTATCCCACTCCTTAGTGATATAAACGAAGCCCTCTTCCCATTTGCGCACTAATTCAGGCTGAATTTTGCGAAGTGTGGGATAAATGAAATAGCCAGCTGCACCGCGCCCTTGTCTTGGACTTCTGCGGGGAAATTGTGGAAAACGATTAGATCCGAATTCAAGACCCGGCCAGAGAGTTTGTGTCGTTGCTCCACCAGAAAAACGCTGAGAAGCAAAGCCGTAACTAAATTCTCCAATGGCTGAAGATTTTCTAACTCGGACTCCTTGCGCAACCCGCTGAACCGCTGATCCAGATTTGTATCTAGTTGAAGCGGTTTTTTTGATTTCGTCAGCCGCAAATTCAGCCAATTCTGCGCTGAGTTTTCTCGCTTGTTTGATTGACTCGTCATCCATTGCTTTAAACGCTTTAGCAATATCGCGAAGCTCGCGCCGGTCATAGGATATTGGCTCATCTACCACCCTTGCGCTCCTTCAGTATCTCTATCGCTGTTAATACTTGGTCAATGTCAGTCCATTCAGACATCGGTATTCCGGTTGCTATTGCCACCTCAATTATGAGGCGGTTTATGCTTCCGGACTCGAAACTTTTGGGCTTTCATCTCCAATCGTCATTTCTTCAACCGATAACTCCCAGACGTCCTGAGATTTAGTCGGCTTTCCTGCCGCATCTCGCTTGTAAGCAAAATAGGCTAGGTCGAGGAAGTCTGCTTGTTGGTAGGCCGAAATATCCTTCATAGAATAAATCGATTTGCCAGTCTTGCGTTCCCACTTCGCCCACTCAGGGAGTCCAGCGTTGTAGGTGACTTCCTCGCCGTTTGTGTATTTAATTGTGATTGATAACTTCATAGCTCCCGATCTCCCTTTTAACTAAATGTCTCTGTTACTTCGCCCTTTGATACTTTGAAGGTGAAGGATACTGTTTGCGCGTCAATTCCGGAACCACCAGCGGTTGGAAACTCTGGAAGAATTGGAAAAACAAATTGAGCGCCAGTTGCAGCGGTTAGAGTTACGCTGATTGTGGTATCCGGTGCAGTCTCAGCAGCAGTCCATAGCGCCTCGCATACGGAGTTAGCCTTGCCCCAGTCTGCCAACATATCTAGCTGGAATGTGCCTTCGATATTAACTGTCTTGTAAGCCTCGCCATCAAGAGTCTGGAAAGTCTCGCGGACGTTCGTCTTAGTCAATACTGCATTAGTCGCTTGTGCTTCGACATCTGTTCCACCTGTGAAAGATAGCGAAACGTCGCGACCAGTAATTACTACTGTTGCCACTTTTTCTCCTTAGTTAGTCTGTGTGTAATAGGTGGAAACGCGAATGTCCGCGACCAGTAAATTAACTGTTCCGACTTGCGTAACCGATGGCCGCTCTACTGGGCCGACTGTATAGCCGTCCGGTATGACTGCCAAAACTGACATTATTAGCTGCTCTAGGTTGTCTAAAGCTGCTGGGTTAGATAGATAAGCGACTCCGCAAGTGATTGTAAGGTTAATCTTTGCGTGAATGGTTGAGTCGTTGATTGTGTTTAATTCTAGGTAAGGCGCATCTGGCACTAAAACAACCATAGGCACTTGAGGCGCTTCAGGGACGTAAGAATAAACGTTAGCGCTGACAGTTCCAAGAGCGGTCGCTAAAGGTGTGCGGATAGAGCTTAAAATTGTTGATGGGGGCATTATCCCACCATTACTTCAACATCAAGGTAAGGCCCAAGTAGGCCAGTTACTTTGGCAAGTAGATTCTTTGACAGTCTGAAAGGTGTAACTGCAAAATCAACGCCTTCAATTGATCCGCCTACTGCGGTTTTTGCTTGGAAAATCTCTGTCGATATAACCAAGACAGAAGTCTTAACGTTGGCGTTTCCGACATAGGTAGCCGCGCCAGTGAGCGTAGCTGATCCGGCGGGGATGACATTAAATTCAGTAACGTCTGAAGCAGTAATAGCTGCTGAGAATTGGTAGAGGTCATCTGAGACGTCGGTAATTGTTCTTGTGCCGTTAAATGTTGCTGAGACTCCAGCGATGACGACTGATTGGCCGACTGAGAATTCGTGTTGGGTTGAGGTGGTAAAGAGTGCGACATTGTCATTCAATTCTGCTTTAGCGATTGGAGATGCGTATTTTACAAGCATCGGCAGAATTATATTTTCTGACGCGTCAATAATTTCATTCAAATAAGCATCTGAATATAGGGATGACGAGACGCCAAGAATGGTCCTCAGCTCTGTAGCCGTGACTATTGTTGGCATCTCGTTATCCTTTCAAGCTAATTGGGTGAGCGGCCAGCTCGGGAGCGGACTGGCCGTCACTATTTGAGTTTTACTATGCAACCATCCACTTGTAAGCACCAGCAGCGACCTTTGTCGCTAGTGCGCCGTAGCCGTAATAGGCCACCTTGATTTGACCAGTTGCGACAACGTTTGTCTCCAAACGGAAGCGGCTGGACTCATACCAAGTGTAAGCGTCTGGGTTCAAGATGATGATTGAGTTGTCACCAGTTGGAGCAGCAGTAGCCAAGTTACGAGCAACGCGTAGGTTTAGGCCTAGTACGTTTCCGCGAACTGACTGACCGGATAGATTGCCACCCTGATTTGATGGGCCGATTAGGTTTTGATAAATCGGACGGCCTGCATCAGCGAGGTTCATAATGTTGCCCCATTGCTCTGGGCTAACAAGAATGTTTGTAGCAGTTCCAAGAGTTCCCTTATAAACGGAAACTGAAGCATCTGATACGAAGTCCAAGAAACCAGCAGCATCTAGTGTGCGGTTTCCGCCATCAGTTCCGCCAGCAACAAGACCAGCGATAACTGCGACATCAGTAGCCTTTGCATAGGCAAATTCCATTTGACGAACTAGCTCATCAAAGAAGGCTGGAGATGATCTGTCGAGCAACTCCACAGAAAATTCCTGACCGCCAGCGTACTTCTTGACTGACACAGATAGGAACTCGTTTGTCATTCCTGTCTCGTCAATTG